ATTATGATTAGTGGAGTTATTCCAAAAGTTATTTCTGCAAATGTTAAGCTATATAGTCGTAATATTAAGATAATATGCATCAGAATTGGTAGAACTTTTAACTGGAATGTCAAGATTCTACATAATGATGTAACATTGCTCGATAGAGATACTGATCAATATTTGACAAGACAATCCGATAAAGAGTCTTATTATGCAATGGAGAAAAAGATAATTCAATGTCTTAATTTAGAGATTGACAGCTTAGTTAAGAAAGGAAGGTTATAGTATATGATTTACAATTTACAACTTATTTATGAAAATAGAAAATATTATCATACCGAGTCATTCATAGAAACTAATACACTATATGAAAGTCCGTTTAATTCGTATATCATGTACCACCCAACCGGAGATAAAGTTTTAGATGAAAAGGCTCGCTCATCAATATCGGAAGTTTTAACACCAGATAGACGCGATGACGTTAATGGTTATGTAATCGATATTTTATTAGTAAATGATAGCTTTGTAGTAGATATAATTAACCAACAAAATATTTGTGAAACCTTAATTAGATTTCCAGTAGATCAGGTTAAAGGTTTGGGGAAAATGATCTTCAATAAAATGCGGAAGATTCAAGCTAAAAACAAATGGCTTGCGCACCAAGATTTTATGAATGATTTTTATAGTGCGGTTGATAAGTGTGTTACATATGAGAATACTGGTGCTAAATCTTCTATTGCTTTGAAATATATTAGTAATTCAAAAAATATAACTTCTATTGAGAAGAAAATTATTGAGTCTTTTAATATATTCATAGCTCTGCATTTGTTAGATAATAGTGGACGACATTGTACATCAATTGAGCTTGAACGCAAATCCACACACCCAATTATTACAGGAATCATTCATGATGATCTGGGTTATTTTCAACATATAACTATAAATCTAAAGAACATAAAGAATAGAAACAAAGGTAAACATATACTAAAAATGTTAGAAAAGAACTACGACTTTGTTTACTATCAGGCTGAAGATTATTACAAGCACTATTACTGTTAAGAAAGAGAGGGAAGAACATGCCAACAATTAATATGCCAGAGTACCATTTACTCAATCGAATCCCAGAAATTCGTAATTTGTCAGATGCTAAGTATTATGTGTTTATATTACTATATTAATCAGTAAGGAGGATAATTAATTTTTATGAGCGTTGATAATATTTCAAATCCGAAGCATTATGTTTCTGGAAGACAGTATGAACCAAAGGATGTTATCCGAGATTGGGAGTTAAATTTCAATCTTGGTAATGTCGTGAAGTATATTTCTAGAGCTGGACGTAAAGGGCATGGTAAGAAGCTAGAAGACTTGCGTAAGGCTAAGCAATATTTGGAGTTTGAGTTAGCTTATTTGGAAAGCTTGGAAGGAGATAAATAAATGTTCGGATATAAAATATATAGAGCCACAGATGGTCTTATTAAACATGATATGTGGTATGACGATGATAAAAATAACATATTTGTAAGAAACAAATTCAACATAAGAGACTTACTAGAAGAAACAGTAACTCTAATAGTACAACAAAAACGCATTAAATTTAGGTCTATCGAATTGTCCGAACTGAATGGCGGAAAAGCATCAATAACTGTAAATGGCTCAGTAACCGTTATGATAGAATGGAACGACGATAGGGATGAGTTTGAAATATTCCCATTACAAAAGATGGTAGTATCCCCAGTAAGATTATGTATGCTTATGTTAAGCCCAACATTTGTAATTGGTGATTACAACGAGAAGGAGAATAAATGAACATAGTAATTGACGTAAATGAAAATAAATTATTCAAGAACATAGCTGGTGTCGATTCCGAACGAAAATTTCCAATAGAAATCACACTAGAGTCTATATTAGATGATGCTGTTCAAGAAATTAATAGATATAGGGTACCGAGTTTCCGTTTAAGTTTTGAAGGCGATATTATTCTCAAAGAAAGTGGAACTATATTTTTCACAGATTATAAAAACATAAAATGCAGTCTCCCTGTTTTTAGAAAAGAGAACGATATCATTATGTTAAATCAAAAAACACGCATTACTTCAAGAGTGTTATCAGAATTATTTATTACACTATTATCATCTGGTATTAAAATCGAAAGTCTAAATCGTGAGTAAAACACGTCTTATAATGAAAGGAGGATCTTATATGAAAAAGATCAACAAAGAATCAAAAGGAGTAGCCGTTGCAAAGTTTGCAATTGGAACATCAGCAAAGATTGGAGTAGGTTTCTTAGTTGGAACCACTGGAGGAATTTTAATGAGATATGCCAACGTTGGTAAATTCATGAAATTCTGTGGACTAGCGGGAACACTTGGACTATCTAATGGTGTTGCCAATTATGCAGGTGATCAATGGGGTATTATGATTGATTCGTATATTGACGCTTATAACGAAATTGCGGGTCTATCCGACGAGAAAGAGGACTAAACAGGTCCTCTTAACTTTTTTAGAAAGGAGCTTTGAATGGCACAAGTAAACATTGATACAGAAACCAAAACATTAATTGATACAACTGGGCTAGTAGGTAACAGTAATCGAGATAAGCAAAAGAAGAAAGAAGCTGAGGAACGTAGACCTCAAAAGATTATCACGAGTGAAGTGACAACTAAGGAGAAGTCAGCAACTAAGAAATTTGCTGAGAAGTTCTTTGAGGACGAGGTTAGTAATGTCAAGACATATATACTATGGGATGTAATTATTCCAGCGATTAAGAACGTTATTTCTGATATTGTAGGAAACTCAGTGGATATGATGTTATATGGTAGAACAAGAAACAGACCACAACGAGGAACGTCTACGGGTAATACAACAATGGTTGGAGGACTATCCGGATACACTGGATATGGCACATTCTCATCCAGACAGACTGGTATTAGTCAGCGAAACCGAGACAACTATGACTTAGATGAATTTGTATTCCAATCTAGAGCTGATGCGGAAATGGTGTTAGATACACTAAAGGAAATTGTTAGTAAATACAAAGCTGCATCTGTAGCTGATTTATGTGACCTAATTGGACGTTCATCGCAATACACAGATGTTAAGTATGGTTGGACAGATTTACGAGGAGCAGATGTACAACGAGTACGTGAAGGATATGTACTTATTATGCCTCGTGTTACATTAATTGAATGATAGGAGGTATTTATGCGTACTGATATACTATACTCTATTGATAGAGAAACAAAGACAGCACCGTTTACAAAACGTGGTGTTATTTCATACAACTGGCAGCTTGAGAAAGTGTCTGATACTATTAAGAAATACATTATGACTGGCGTGTTTTCTTCATTAGGCACCAAGAAGTTGAAAGAATATGGTAACTGGATTGTTAGAGCTATCTCTTATGAGCCAGAGCAAAAGACTGTTGTAATTGGTGTTAGCTTAGACATTGATGGCGAACACCGGTCATATGATATTTTCAAGGCTCCTATGTGTAGTAAGCCATTATGCATCTTACAAAAGCTTCAACTAATGGTGTATGGTGCATACAAGGTTAAGAAAGAAGATAAGTCATGAGTAAACTGATATATTCTCGTTCGATAAATGACAGACCCGATATGATGACTGAGACGGTTGAGGCCAAACTGTTTAAGCCAACATCAGAGGAGGATTATGTCATTTATATCTTTTCAAAATATGCATCAAACATAAGTCGAGACCGATTCAGTATGCCAATCACTTGGGAACTGTATTCACACGAGGATAGTTCTTACACCATACTATGCAAGTATTGGAAGCCAACAGACGTTCCAGATAATGCATATGATTTGACGACATATTCTACTAGATTCGTTTATTATGAAGATAATGTATCTGAAACGATTAAGACAATAATGTTCAATACACGTTTCTTAATTGATACAAATGTAAGTTGGCTAGAACGAAAGCAAAAGGAGGAAAGCAATGACAGAAAAGCTGCAACAGAAGGAAAAAAGCGAAAAAAGACCAAAATACAAAATCCAGCTGAAGTGCCTGAGAGCGAGCAGCAATCCGGATGTTCCGACTGAGGTGTCAGAGATAGGCACCATTATTGAGGAATTACTAAATGAAAAAATAAACCAAGGCCCTTTGGCTAATTCTATTATATGGAGGATTGAATATGATACGATTTGTGATAATGACGATTACACACTTTATATTACAGCTAGTTGCGAGATAATTGAAGGACTTAGTGTACATTCTAGATACGCACTAACTACACCAATATATAGAGATGTTAAAGAAGACCATCGAAGAGGCTTCTTAGAAGAATTAACAAACCATCTGATTGAATCTCTATATGTACAAATTGGAAAAAATATTAAAAACTAAGGAGGAATAAAAATATGGCATTTGAAAACTTAATTGCAAAAGCATCACAAGTAGCATCAAGAACTAAACTATTAGCATCAAAGTATTCACCAGAAATCTTATTAGGTGTTGGTATTGTTACAGGAGTTACTGCAGCTGTAGTAGCTTGTAAGGAAACATCTAACCTAGATAGTATTATCAAAGAAGGATCTAAGAAGTTAGATATTTGTAAGGAAGAACGTTTAAAGGTTGTTAACGGTACATCTACATTAAGCCGTGAATACACAGAACGTATGTACAACCAGGACAAACTCTTAATCACATTCCAGACAGGTATGAATGTTGTTAGAAACTATGCACCGGCTATTGCATTAGGTGCATTATCTATTGCAAGTATCCTATATTCTCACAAGATCTTAGCAGGACGTAACTTAGCGTTAGTAGCAGCATACAACATCGTTCAGAAGAACTTTGAAGACTATCGTGCCAATGTTAAGGAACGATTTGGAGAAGACGTCGATAACGAGTTACGTTATGGTGTAAAGGAAGAATCAGTTAAGAGCAAGGAAACTGGTAAGAAAGAAACTCAGAAGGTTGTTTCCGATGAAACTGTTAAGAAGTTATCTGACTATTCTGATTATTCTCGTTTATTTGATGAAATGAACCCTAACTGGTCTGATAGTCCAGAAATCAACAAATACTTCTTACGTCAAGCTGAAGCATGGTGCAATAACAAGCTAAAGGCACAAGGACACCTATTCTTAAATGAAGTATATGACCAGCTTGGATATGACCACACATCAGCAGGTTCAGTTGTTGGTTGGGTATTAGGTAATGGTGACGACTATGTTGACTTCGGATTATTTGATATCAACGACAAGACAAAGGAAGCTAAATCTGCGTTCATTAACAACGCCGAGAAGTCCGTCATCATTGACTTCAATGTAGATGGTGTTATTTACGACAAGATCTGACTAACGGATTTGAATGCACCTGGAGGTAGGGGTATAGGCGATATTTACGATTACCCAGACCTCTATGGTTGCGGATCTTATGAAAGTATACTAATAGAAAGAGGATATTTAGATTATGACTAAGAAGATTTTTGTATCGACTCCAATGCGCGGCAAGGAAGAGTATGAAATTAAAGACAGAATGCAACATTTGTTCAAACTAGCTTCTGCATATCTTGGAGAAGATTGTGAGCTAATTGACAGCTTAAACCCTGTATATACAGAAGAGTTACAAAACAATAATGTTATTGATGTGGCTCCACTATATTTAGGCGCTTCAATCAAGTTACTCTCGCAAGCTGACCTTGTGATATTTGATAAGTATTGGATGACAGCTGAGGGATGTCGTATAGAGAAGCAAGTATGTGACACATATCGAATTAAGCACATTGTTGAACCAGAGCTTCTTGGAACATTTAAAGAAGGCTTAAGTTACAACATAGAAACAGAAAGTAATTACTAATAATTGAAAGGAGATTATATGAATATTAAAACTATTTTAGCTCTAGTAGGATGTACTGCAGCTGGTGTTGGTATCGGTTGGTATTCTGCTAAGACATATTATGACAAGATCCACAAACAAGATATTGAGGACCTAAAACATGATTTAAAGGAGTTTTATGAGGTTAATGGAGAAAACGCCCATCTAGACCACACAGAACCCTCTGAGAGCGATTCTAAGGCCCAAATTAAGCGTATTCTGCCACATGATGAAGAGAAGGACCGTATTGCTCAAACCATCCTTAAAAAGCACTATGGCGACCTCCTAGAGGGTAGTGGATATTTACCAAGTGTACAGGATGGAGAGACTGCTGAGGAGTACTTTGAGCGCGTTTCTGACGAATATTCTGAAATGGATGAGAATGACGAACACGAAGACGGTGATGATATTTCACCTAATGAAGAAGAGTATGATGAGTCTGATGACATTCATCTAATTGATGAAGAGAGTTATGTTATGGCTAGTGATAACGAATACGGCTATCCAAAGATTAATCTAACCTGGTTCAGAGGATCTCAGACATTGATTGATGATGAGACTGATGACATCTTGGATGAGGTGCACTATCTAGGCCATGATATTACAGAGAACCTGTTGGATGGTTGTTATGCAGACCTACCAGCGTTATTTATCAAGAATAAACTAGTAGGGGCATATTTAGAAGTTATGCTTGAGGATGGAGAATTCATTCCAAGCGGAGTAGAGGAAGGAGCTGATTATTAATGTTGCCAGATTTCTTAGTTAAACCATTAGGAACTGTTAGTACATTTGTTAAGGCTAATAGTCCTGTTATTCTTACAGTTACATCAGTGGTTGGTGTTATTTCAACAGCAGTGTTAGCTGCTAAGGCTACACCTACTGCATTAGACCTTATTGCCGATGAGAAGCGTGAACAGTTACGTAGTGAAGAGAAGCTAACAGGTATGCAATCTACATGGGGATATGCGAAGAGAGTATTACCAGTATATGCTCCAGCCATTGTAAGTGGCTCATTGACTATTGCAAGTATCTTGTTAGCACATAATGTTAATGCTACTAAGCAAGCTGCATTGTTATCTGCCTATACTCTTAGCGAGAAGGCTTTCGATGAGTATCGTACTGTTGTTCGTGAAAAGGTTGGGGAGAAGAAAGAAGAAATGATTCGCTCTGAAACACACGAAAATGTTATCGCAGCAAACCCACCAATTGAGAGTATGATTGTGGATACTAAGAGAGGCAGTAGCTTGTGCTTTGATGAGTTTACTGGTCGATATTTCTATAGTGACCCAATGGTTATTCGTAATGCAGTAACTGTCATGAACGAGAAATTGTTGAATGGAACAGAAGTGCAAGTAACACTGAATGACTTCTATTTAGCATTGGATTTACCACGTGTAAGTCAAGGTGATGATTTCGGTTGGGATATTAAGGACGGTAAGTTGAATGTACGATATGATACTGCTTTAGTGCCTAATAATATCATTGGAGTAGGCGGAAGACCTTGTTTGACGGTTGGTTATATAGTT